AGGGTTGCAGCGGCAGGGAAATAGGTTCAAGGGAGTCATAGTCCGTGATGATGAGCTTGGGCCGTTCTCCCGTGTAGTCATAATAACTGACCATACGCGGAGACCAGCGCCGGATGGACTGCAGCAGACTTTGAAGAGTATCGCAGGATGCATTCCACGGTATCAGCTGCTTGTCGTCTCTGATGCGTAGCTCATAGCTGGCTGGGTGGTGCTTTGCCATGTCAAGCACGCTGGACAAAGCGCCGCTCAGGTTGACCTTGGGAATAATACCCTCTACGCCTTTACGGGGGAAAAGCCCAAACGTCGGCTGCCATCCATTTTCCAAAGCATAGCAATTAGCGAGGTAATACCAGGGGTCGGAAAAAACAATCCTCCAGGACCGCTGGCTGCCGCTGTATACTTTTTCAATATTGGACACCAGCCCCACTAGGATGACTTGCCCGTTTTGGGAGATGGTGACGGTGTCGAATTGCTTGTACGGTAAAGTTTCTCCAAGCGTCCTGACGGGGTAAACTGCCGTAATGGTGGACGTGGAGAAGCTCTGTTGATCGTGCGTAAGGCTTGATGGCTTGAGAGCCAGCAAGTCATCTATGGTAATGTTATGGTTCCTGCTGCTTGAATATGGTTAGGTTGATATTTATTTTTTGTCGGCAATCTGCTGAAGCAACGTCAGCACTTTCGCAAACCAAAAACACAGGAGGCAAGAGAAAGCCCCAGAAATCAGGTAAATGAAACATAAGGCCTGTTGCCCATCATCTGCGGTAGAGTAAAACAGCACAATCCCAGCAAGTAAAGCTATTACGCCAACAACACGGAATATCCCCTCTATTGTGATTTTTAGAGGCTCTTGATCGTTCAGTTCTTGGATTTCTTTCCAAGAAGGATTTTTTCTGGAATCTCTAAGAGAGCATTCAATAAAACTCTTCTTTGGTTTGCGCTCCGTTTCTTTTTTTTCTGCTTTTCTTTTTTCTGACTCATCTAAGAGAACTTCAATAAAGCTCTTCTTTGGTTTGCGCTCCGTTTCTTTTTTTTCTGCTTTTCTATTAGTGTTTTTGGTCAGATGATAAACCCTTCCAAATGGCATCCACTCTTGACCGCCTTCAGGGAAAACAAGTGTTTCTGATAAGATTTCCCCTTCCTTGTATAAGGCCTCAAGTTCTTCAAAAGAGTAGGGGCCCTCGGCATTGTTTGAGTTGGAAGCAACGTAATAATTAGCCATAGTGGTATGGTGCTATAAACTGGCGTGGGTGCAAGTCTAAAAGCTGTTAATGGCCTCCGGCAAGCCTGTTTATCCCTGTTTGCAATCTTCCGTTGCTCTTCTGCGCTATTTTCAAGATTTCCTCGAATTTAGCATCTACATATTTTTTTGTATCCACTTGCACAGCATTGACATTCGCGGCCTGTGCTGTTGCTATGGTTTTCAAATAATCCATTAATTTTTTTGTGTATTGTCCACTTTCTCTCAATGCGTTTTCCATAACGTCAAACGCGCCTTGAAGCTCGCTGGGGTCGATTTCCGTATCTGTTGCCGAAATGCTTTCTGCAATGCGTTTCTTCCCTGCATTCAAAGCTTCGCGGGCAGCTGCGATCCGGGGGCGTTGCTGGGCGGTAGGATGCTCGGGAACTCCTTCAAGAGTAATGCCGCGGAACATTGCCTGCTGCCTCTCGGCAGTCTGCTTTTGAGCCTCCTTTTCGGCCTGCTCACGAGCCTTCTTTATTTTTTCTTCATTTCTTCGGGCTTCCTCTGCTTCTTCCCTGTCTCTTTGCAAGTTAAATGATTTAACCTTGCCGGCGTCTATTTGATTTTGAAGAGCATCGGTTTGCTCCATATTTTTGATGGACGCCTCAGCGGAAGCCATCGCATCACCCAATGAACCAGCTTTCTCCCTTAAAACATCAAATTGTTTTTTCGCAGCATCCGTATTTTTTTTAAACTCTTCTACCGCAGTTGAGGCTTGCTTGAAACGACTATTCACATCTGATCCTTGTCCATAGTCTAGTTCAATATTTACGCCGCCTTCTCTCAGCACAGCCTGAAGGGATCCCAATTGATCGTTTGCCTGATTAGCCTCTTCCCTCGCTGTTTTGATTAATTCAACAAGCCTCTCCTGCTTCGCAATTAAATCATCAATTTCTTTTTTCGCCTGTATGGAGTTTGAATTTTCATAACCACCAGTTTGTCTCAAAGCCGCGTTATACTCTTTATTTTTCTCCCATATTTCCCCGCGTAAATCTGGAAGTTGACTTTCTGCAGTGTCGATCCTCCGTTGAGCACGTTCTTGCTGCTGTAAAAGTCCAAGAATATTTTGAGGAGAAAGAAGGTTCCCTTGTTTAAACTGCATATCAAAAGCATGAGCTTCCGCAGCATCTCGGGCTTTGACTGCCTCCGCAAGCTGTTTTCCAATATCCATATAATTAGCCTGCTCCACGCCTAAATCACTCTGGCGGATTTTCTGGTCCAGATTCTGATCAACCATCATCAGGCCGTAATCGCGTTGCCTCTTGGAGATTCTTCCTTCTTGGTAGTCCACTTCCAAATTGACGCGGTCAAGCTCTGCCTGACGTGTATCAATTCCCTTCTGACGGGCCGCTTCCTCTCGTCTCAGGCGAATTTGCTTTTCAAGCTCTTCCGTCTGATATTCAAATTCCCGGGTAATGCCCTTTACATAGTTTTGATACTCTTCATTGACGGTCTTGGTGCGTTCTTCCTTGTTGAATTCCTGCAAGGCCTGATAGCTTTCCCGGATTGACTGACGATAGGCTTCGGCAACCTCTTTGCTCTGCTCCTTCATTTTTTTGGCAAGATCGTCTGTCTTGTCCGCACTATCGGAAAGCCACTCGTAGAGCTTCGCGCCTGCAAGCGTGGCAAGGGAGAGAGCGCCGGCCAGGCCCGCCCCGCCGCCGAAGCCTATTACAAGGCCCGGAATATTGTTCAGGATGCCCTTGATGCCATATTGGACGTCATCCATGAAGTAGGCAACCTGCAGCATCCCCTGCCCCATGTTCTTGATGCTCTTGGTTGCCTTTTGACTGCCTTTGTCGAGCTGGTCTGTGGATTTATTCAGGGAGTCAATCTTCTGCTTTGCTTCTTCCACGCCTTTTCCGTCCAGCGTGGACTTGAGCTTGATTTCGATTTCTTTCTTGGTAGCCATGGTGGAATTGATAAGGGGTTATCGTTGAGTGTTGACTTCTTCGATGGCGAAAGCAGGAAGTTTCCCGTCCGCGAGGCTGGCGCGGGCGTCGTCCACGCGTTTTTGGAAGTATTCAAGCATCATCATATCCCGGAAGATGATGCCGAAGGCTTCGGAGGGGTTGACGCCGGCTTGTCCGGCAGCGGCAAAGACGCTTTCCCGCAAGGCTCGCGTCGCCTGGTCCAGGGAGGGGTTCTTGAGGCAGGCTTCGGCAAATTCTCCGAAAAGCCGTTCCATGCCGTTTTCAGGTTGAGTGGATTGGTCAGTCATGATTGGTGGTATGTTGAAAAGGTGTTGTTATCCGATGTATTCGACGTCCAGCGACATGGCCGGCATCACGGCAGGCGTGGTGATTGCGGCCGGATAAGGCCGATAGGCAAGGCCGCCCCAATCGTAGGCCGCGATATTCTCAATTTTGGTGTATACGACGGCGCCGGGCTGGAAGATGAGCTGCATCCCGGCTTCCACTTTGGGCGGCGTCGGAAAGGTGAATGTCGCCTGCTGGCTGGCGGCGTCATTAACCGCGGCGTTGCTGGTAGCCAGCAGCGTTGTGGTGGACCCATCCTCATTGAGGACGTACAGCGAAAGGGCAGTGCTGATGTTGTTGGTGCTCCCGCGGGCCACGGTGACGGATTTGATGGAGGCTGCCGGCGGCGGATCACCGTCTACCTGTTCTCCCCACTTCATCCGGTATTGCCGCCAGTTAAACGTTCCCAAGGCGGCAATCTTGGCAGGATCCCCTTCCAGGAAGACGGGAGAGCCCACCGTTTTCTCCTGGGGCGTGGATGCCGCCTGGGTGATCTCAATGAGAGGAGCGATTCCGGTTCCGTCCTGGGAAACTGTCAGATAAATGCTTTTTTCTTCCGTAGTTTCGTTGGGAGGCACTGTAACCCGGAAGGAGCCATTGTTGCCGTTGATGATGTTGGAGATGGAGATGCCGTCGTTCTCAAAGGCTTTCCAGCCCTGCCCGATTTCGCCCGGGTTGAAGTAGGAGACGACGGAGAACGCATATTGTCCGCCGGCAGCCGGGACGGAAACCGAGGAAGGAGTCACGGAGAACACCCAGGCTGAATTGTCGGGAACCCGGTCCGTGAGCGTCATGTTGATGGATACCAGCAGACACAAATAACCGTCTTCCGGCGACGGAGGAGGAATGAAGTTCTCCGTTTCAAATTGGTAGCCGGCAAGGACGGACGTGAATCTCCATTGAGGCTGGTCGGCAAACTGCATGTACAGAGTGCCGTTCTGGTTGGTTGCCATCCAGACAGCCAGGTTTTCCTGATACCTGGCCATTTCTTCGTAGTCCTTAAACCAGCGGTAAAAGGCAAAGGTGCGGTGTTCTACGGCAGACCCCAATCCTTCCGCAAAAGCCCTCGTGCCGTCCACCAGGGACGTTTCAAAGACTTCTATGTCTCCGCCGAACCGGGGAGGCTCCGGCGTGGCATCCCAGAGGTTGAGGAGTTGGAGCGTGTTTCCGGCTCCGGAAACGTACCATGCGGAGTATGGGGCCTCGTAGATCATGATCGTCTACAGCTTGGAATAGGCCTTCACTCCTTCCGCAATGGCTTCCGCAATGGCTTCGGGATGGTCCTTCATAAGGGCGGCATTTTCAGGATTGGTGATAAAGCCGCATTCGCACAGCACCCACGGGCAGCGCGTCCTTTTCAGGACGGCCAGCCCCGGACGGGCCAACACCGTGCAGTCCCGTCCTGGGAGCAGCCGGGCAAGAGGTTCCGCGATGCACATGGCAAGCCGGCTTCCCTTAACGCTCCCGGGATAGAAGCACACATGGGCGCCGTGAGCTTGCACATTATCCGATGAGTCACAATGCAGGGAAATCCCGAAGTCGTAGCCGCCTTCGTTGGCGGCCTTGATGGTGGCGTTCAGGTCGTCCGTGTTGCTCTGGGCCGGAAAGTCAATTACGTCCACCTGGGCGCCCAGCTTTCTGAGCATAGGCGCGAGGCGTTCCGCAATCGTCGCTGCTACGGCGTGTTCTTCAAGCCTGTTTCCACGGGCTCCGGTGTTGTTGGCATGGCCTATATCAATGGCTATTTTCCTGGATATTCTCCTTTAATTGATTGGTTATTAATATGTATGAACTTGTAAGAAAAACTTTACAGTTGACTATTTTTCAAGCTTCCGCTCGATATTCTCTATTCTGACGGCAAGAAGCTGAATAGCCTTTGCCGTCTCTACCTGGGCCTGCGTCTGCATCGTCATCAGATCGCAAAGTCGGTCGTTGTGATGTCCCATGACATCTCCGATGTACCAGCACGCCCCGCCGCAAATGACCAACGACAGCATGACGCAGGCAAGCATGGGTGAAGCCTTGGCAAAATCCAGGAAACGCGCCGGTACTTCGGAGAGTTTGCACATGGTTATTTTTTGCTGGGGATTACCTGCACCACGGGCTCAACTTCCGTCTTGGGCTGGGCCTGGGAATAGGAGATATGCCCCTGCTCAATGACGAGGCAGGAACCGTCCTTGCAGACCTCGGTGCGTCCTGGCGTCACGTCTACGGAGTGCCCGCAGCCCTGGAAGAGAGATAAGCCGAGCATCCCCACAGCGGCGGAAGCCAAAGCCAGGAGAGCTTTTTTCCACCAGGTGGAAGCCCCGGAAGCCTTGATGCCGAGATAGTCTTTGATGTCCTCAACGGCGTGCTTGCCGATGATGGTGAGGGCCTGGTCTGCGACGTGATACCACGCTTGCCTGACATAGGCCGGTTCATCTTCCCAGCCCGTTTCTTTCGGGGCGTGGGATATGGCGGATTGGTACATGTTGTACATTTCCTTGGCTATCGCCTCGGCATGATTGCATTGATTATTAGTAGTCATATGATTATGTTGTTATTGGTGAAGTATTTGAAAAATGCCACGGCGGCGGGGTCCGTGATGATGAATTCCGGGTAGTCCGCAGACGTGAATGTCCGGCGCCCACCATCCGCATTGACGGCCTCAACCGTAAGGATCACCGCCTCTGTGGACTGGTAATTGTCTGCATCTCCAGTCGGCGCCTGGAATACCCAGTTGCACCGCACCCAAACCTGCACCGCTTGCCAGTCCTCGTCCATGCCGGCGATCGCGGCCACCGCTGCTTTCAAGGCCGGGGCTTGGTCGGCGGGTATATCCGCTTGTGTATAGCAGAGGGAGAGTACAAAGCCGTTATTGTCTGGAAATCTGGCGGTCATAACAAATTCGTTCCACTGTCCGGGCTTAGGGAACTGTAAATGTATCTCTTGCATGGTGTTATTGCGCTAATTGGTTGATTTCTACAACGGCGGCCTCGGCGTAATGGTGGCCGACAAACGCCCACACCTGCCGCGGTTGTCCAGTCGTGTTTGCCGCCAGCGTCAGGACAACCTGGCCGCCGCCGGACCCTATTTCTTCAGAGGATTGCGTGCACCACACAGCGGCGGGGTCATGTCCGCACATGGTATCGTTCAGCACATAGATAGCCTCGGAGAGGGTGGAAGACGCCGTCAATGTCACCTCGCCGCCAGAGGCCGGAACTTCCTGAGCAGAAGCCGTTACTTCTGGAACTGGTTTAGGTGTCACGCCCTCCATTACCGTGTCCTTCATGAGGACCCAGGAGTTGGTTATGCCCAGTGAGGGTGCATTGTCTATCCTCATTCCTCCCATCCGGAGGCCCGCCTGATAAGTCCCGCTGACTTCGTGCGCCTTGAATTTGGTTGTAAGGCATGCTGTGTTGCCGGCGCCCCAAAAGGAGGAAGCCATATCCATTACATATTGCTTGTCCACAAACAAAGCCCAGCGATTGTAAATCTCCTGGTCATCGGGGTTGGGTGGCGTCATGGCCGCGGAGACGTAGGTAAAAGCCGGAGCCAATGCCCAAACATAATGGGAATCTACCTTGAGGGGTCCGTAAAACGTCCCCCTTATCAAGGCCGACTTATTGCTCCCCAGATACCCCATAGGGTAGGTAGTGATCTGATACGCCGGCACATTGTCGCCCCCTCTCGCTCCATTGACTGTATTGTTTTGCGGATACCTGTAATTTGCATTATCCCAGGCATAATCCACCCAGTGCACAGGATGTGAATAGCAGGACGCCAGCGGATCGGCAGTCGTAGCGTACCCCTGGGCAGTGCTGCCCAAGAGAACCGACACCTTGTCGGAGCCAAGTATCCGCCAGGCGCAAGCGGCAGCATATTCGTTATTTCTATTGTTGCCCATGTAATTGGCAAATTTCCATGATCCCGTGGATTTGCCGATAACAGAAACACCCCCGGCCGCCGTCATGGTTAATACCATATCGCACAAGTCGTTATTAAATACTCCCTTCTTCAGGGAGGCGTTAGCGGTAGCAATTGCGTAGCTTGTGTTCAACGACTGGGCTTCCACCAAGGCGGTCACCCATGACGGAATGACGGATTCCAGAAAATAGTTGGTGCGGCTCCATTGGCCGGCAGCCGTCATGGTTATCATTCCCTCATAGGAAATGGCATTCTGCCCTGTGGCGGGCAGCGGCACACGGACTCCTTCGATTGCGGTGATCGTGGCGTCGTAGGTCTGCGGCTGCGTCCAGTTATAAGACCCGTCCGGATTAACATCCCCGGTATCTCCTTTCTCGCCACGGGGTCCTTGGGGACCCTCCGGCCCCTCGGGGCCTTGCGGGCCGGCAGGACCCTGCGGTCCGGTTTCTCCAATGTCGCCTCTTGGTCCCTGTTCTCCGGTCGCTCCCTGAGGACCTTGAGGTCCTGCGTCGCCCCTGGGACCCTGAGGGCCTTCGGGGCCGGTTTCGCCCGGTTCCCCCTGCGGGCCTGGTGGGCCTTCGGGACCGGCGTCTCCTTTGGGGATGGTAAACGACAACAGATAAGAGCCCGCTTCCGAGCCTTTCACGGCTTCCGCTGCGGCAGGAGTGCCAGGCTCGCCGGTAGTGACCCGGTCCACCGAAAGATTGAAATTCTCGGCGTACTTCTTGGCCTGCTCCGCGTACCAGGCGGCGCTTGACGCATTATCAAGCACCACCTGCACGCATCCGCTTCCTTCCGGCAGCTGCACGACGACCGCGCCCGCTACCGCCTGCTGCTCGTCCGGCAAGTCCGGCGTCACCCGGCCTGAGGAAACAAAGCATCCATAGAGAAGCGGGCTTTCCTCGTTGCCGTCATCCATGAAGACATCGTAGGACCACATGCCCGCGGGTACCGAGGCCCACGAAATCACGCCGTTGCCCTCGTCGTCACGGGAAAAGCCGAACTCGGCAATACCCGTCTTGAGGCGAACGGCTCCGCGCAGGGTGACGCCGCCCATATCGACGGGATCTCCCTGGAAATCCACCACGCGCACGACCAGTGACTGGTTGAGTCCCGTGACGGTCCGTATATCATATTTGCCTGCCTGTTGCCTGAAGCGGAAGAAAAAGGGTTGCGGGGCGCTTTTGCGCCCCTTGGGTTGGTATGTCAGGAAGCGGGCGTCGTCACATCCTGAATATTGGACGGCGTGGCCTGGTACTGACCCTTGTAATCCATCTCAAATTCAAACTGCGCGGACGCCACCGCGGTTGTGTGTTCCGGGTCCTGCAAGAGACGCAAGGCGCCATGCCCGATGTAGGTAAGAAATATCTCGCCAATATCGTTCTGATACCACAGCTGCAGGTAACCTTCGATTTTGTTGTCGCCGCCATGCCCGATAGCAACGGCTTCCTTTCCGTTTGCCGGGGCCCCGCCCAGCGCAAAAGAGAGCTGGAAGTATTCCGGGGACATGTCCGGCGTCGTGAAAGTCATGCGCTTCCCAGTGGTGGTATTCTTGCGCTGGACGCGGTAACCAAGAGGACCGCCATAGAAGCGGGTGACTTCTCCTTCCACCTGCGTAGCTACGGATTGGAACGCACCCAGCAAGCCAAAGCTCACCCAGGGGAATGCGGGGCCTGCCGTCGGATCGACGGGAGGCGCAGTAGGAGGCTCCGGGAACTGATAAGGTCCGGTAACGTAGGAGGCGCCGCCTTCCTCGGTCACCTTGATGCCGTCAGGGAGAAAAATCGCCAGGACGCCCGTAATCTGCGGAGTCACATTGCGATTGCTGTAAGTAGGGTCGTAAGTATTAGGCCTGATGCTTGAATGGGTTTAATAAACGATGGTTGCCTTGCCGTCGGCCTCCAGCTTTTCAGCTAAAGCCTTCGTAACAGATATTCTGGCTTTTGGCAAGAATATGGAGTTTCCTACCCTGGTTTTTTTCAGGATAATGACGTTGGTGTCGATGACGGCGGCCTGCTCCGTCTTCTTGTCCGGTTCTGTGTTGGAGGTATTTGCTTTGCTCATTTGAGTTCAACCAGGTTGAGGGTTTTCAGAGCTTCCGCGACGGGCGAGGGAAGTTCCAGGGTATCGGTTTTCATGAAGAGGCTGATGACCAGCCCTCCATCCAGTTCTGTTTTCGTGCTGACGACGCGGACGGTCACCTTGTCCTGGTGATCCCCCTGGTCTTTTTGCTGTTTATTTTTTGGCGTTCTGCTCATGGAATTCCGTTTTGGTTCGTATGTTGATATTGATCGGGACGCGGTAGTCCACGGTCAAGACGTTCATTTGCCTCTTCTCTCCGTCGATAATCCCGGAAGAGGCAAAGCGCCCCTTGATCTTGGGCTTCATCATGGCGGGCGCGGGAAACGGAAGTGGATTCCAGTTCCACAGGGCATGCTCAATCACGTCGCCCACGGCGCGCAAATAGTAGGCCGGCGTCAGGCATTCCTCCGGGAACAGGGCAGCGTTGTGATAGATGGCTACAATAATGAAATACTGCCTCCACATGGTAGGTTCCGCCGTCTGCCCGTGTCCGTCCTGGTATTCATCCGCATCCCCGGGACACACCAGCACCACGCCGTTATTCCCCATTGCAGACATGATGATGTCATTGGCGGCATACTCCGGATCAAAGGGCGCGTCAAAGATGTGGCAGCTCAATTCCTTGCTGCTTTTGAGCCGCTCAATGATGCGGCAGCTCATGGTCTGGTCAATGGAGGGGATCATGATTCGTTTCCGATTTGGGTGAGGTATGTTTCCGCGGCGCGCTGCGCCATTTGGTCCATCGTCGGCAGGATGCCAGGAGTAGGAGCAATCGTTACTTCCCGGCACAGGATATAGAGGACGTCTCCTGTTTTCGTTCCTTTGCTGAAAAGCTTGCGGGCCGCTTTCTTCCCGGTGGAGGACTGGGCTGTCTTGAGAATCAGGACACCGGTTACATTTCCATTCCGTCCTCCATTTTTGGAGGGGATGAATTGCAAGTCCTCTTTGCGGAAGCCTGCGCTGTAAATGCTTCGGGTCCCTCCATGCCCTCGTGGCGCGTTGATGGTGGGGATGGCGAGGTTCTGAATCGGCTTGCCGGTGACTTCCGAAGTGCGTCCGGTGGGCCGCAGCGGGCCGCCCAGGTAGCCCTGCGTGCCTATCCAGTGCAGGCCGATGCCGCGCCAGGCAATGGAGACGCTGACGCCTTCGGCGGTTTCTTCCATGCTGGTGGCGTCCGCCGCGGCGTCGTAGTAGTCCTTGCCCTGCTGGCGCAAGGTTTGCTGAATCATCAGACTGAGGGCAACGCCCGCCTTGCGGATGGCGGTCTTGTGCAGGGCGGCGGACGGCGCCATGTCGGCAAACGCGCGGTTAATCGCGGATTGGTCGATGTGGACGGTTACAGCCATTTGACGGGTAAAACGTAAGGGGTTGACAGTTCCACATTGAGGGCTCCGGCGACGTCTTCCACTTTCCTGACGTGCCCGGAGGTAATGGGATAGGTGAATTCCCCCTCTTCCTTTGGGGAAACGGGGATATACTGGCGGGAGGACGCGGCGGCCACGTCTGCGGGCCGGGCGTACCAATCACCTTCCGGCTCGGAAGCCAGACGGTCCAGCAGGCGGTCGAGGTAAAGTGATGCCAGCGTTCCGGCCACGGCTCCCCCGGCTGCCGCCAGACGGAACGCCTGGGCCTGGCGCAAGGGGATCTCTTCTGGGAAATCCCCGGACAGGACTTCCGCCAGTTCCGCGTCCGTGTAAGGGCGCGTCCCGTTCGGGTCGGTGTAGGTAAAGGTGGTATTGCGGTCGTTCTCGGTTTTAACACGCACGGCGTCTTTCAGGATGCGGCGGATCTTCTTTTTATTGGCGTTCGTGATACTTATAGTATTGCTTTCCAGAGTGGCGTTGAAGCTGGCGGGAGCGAGACGGACGCGGGAAACCTCCAGTCCGGCCGCGCGGGCTTCTTCGGCTCCCACGGGGGCAATGTTCATGCCGGAAAGGTAATCGAAGGGAGGATAAGGCGTTCCGAAGCGCGAGAGGCGAATCCAGATGTCGGAGGCCGCCAGGGCGTAGCCGACGGTTTCGCCGCGGATGAAACCAGAAGAAACTGCCTCCGTGGCTTCTTCTTCCAATCCGGCTCTGGCCCGGTTCCAGCGTTCGGCCCAGTAGCGGGGATCTTCCCGGCCCTGGGAGCGGTAAAATTTGAAGGCGGCCGTACTGTCGTCCTGTGTCCAGTTGTACCAGTTCCGGTAGCCGTGCGCCATGGCCGCATTGGTTTCCATGACGACCTGGATGCGGAGCCAGGATGACAAATCCTGAATGCCGCCCTGCCCCGTTGCCGGCGGTCGGTAGCCCTGCTGGCGCAGGGTTTCGCGGATGGACTGCTGCGCCTCTTCATAGCTCAGGGCGCCGGAGGCGACCTTCCCCGCCTTTTCCTCAAAGTCGGACAGGATAACGCCGGGCTCCACGCCGGACACGAAAAAGGCGCGTTCGGCGTAGTCGTTGGCGATCATCTCCATCTGGGCGGCGGTCATCATCGGTAGGTGCTTCTCATGGGGTTGAACCAGGGGCGCTGAGTGAAGCGCGGCATCATGTAGGCGGGGTCCGCCGGGGCGGCGCCGTCTACGCTTTCCGGCAGCATTTCGCCTCGTGCATAGCGGGCCAGCATCTCATCGGCCGATTCAGCGGCTTTCTGGCGCGTTTCGGTCAGGTTGATCTGGTAGCGCAGGTAAAGCTGCCGGATGATCAGCGGCCACGCCAGGGAGCGCATGCTCTGCGGGATGTCGTACATGCCGCTATTCTGGAGCGATTGCCGCAGGGCGAGGTTGTTGGCCAGCGCCCCGCGGATGGCCATGCAGACATCGTTGACCGCCTCCATCATGACGTCCCGGTAGTCCAGGCTGCGCAGCTCCCCGGCTTTCACCAGGGCGTCGCGCTCCGCAGTGTTGAGGCCGAGGAGTCGGTCGGCTTCATCCGTAGTGATGGTGGACCAGGCGGGAAAGGCGGACATGATGGAGGCGGGTTGGGTGGGTTAAGCCGTGGCCGTCGCGTCGATGCGGACGATGGCGGACGGGTTGGTCAGCTTGGTCAGCGAGTAGACGCGGTTGGTTACCAGCGTCAAAGCGGGCGTCGGCTTGTATTCCGTGATGACTTCGCGGCGGAGCTTGCCGGACAAACCAAACGTCTTGATGGCAGAGGCGTCGAACTGCGTCGGGGAGTCTTCCTTGTACAGGACATAGACTTCGTTCTCCATGATGGTCTTGGCGTCGCCGGAAGCGTCGCGGTAGGGCATGGCTGCGATGTAAATATCCCTGATAGGCCGAATCAGCGCATTGCGGAGCAGGTCTTCGTTGAAGAGGCCGACACTGTTGAATGACACCACCTGTCTGGCAATGGGGTTGGCTCGCAGGAGCTGCCAGGCGTTGATGCCAAAGACGATGGTGTTAGGCATGTGTCCAGTCGCCGCATTGATGGACAGGATGGCATTATCCAGATCCGTCAGCGGATTCTTCTGTTCGTTGGCCCAGTCCCCGTAACCGGCTGCGGCAGGCAACTGGCTGGTGATGAGCTTGGCGCGTTCATATTCATACGAGGTCACAAACTGTGATTCGATGAGCTTGTATTCCGCCAGGGTGATAGCCTGCGCCTTTTCGCGGTTGACGCCCAGCAAGGCGTCCGGAATCGGCAAGGTTAAGCCGTACCCCTGAAGGGTGTCGGTTTCGTTCCTGCCGCGCAGGACGGTCTGGCGGGGAGGTTCGCCCGGTCCCACCTGGATCGGCTGGACCGTAAAGGCAGATTCCGTGTCCCAGACCTTGTACTGGAAATTGAGGTCGTAAACCGGGACGATCGGCGCGATGCGGCTGATAATGGAGTTCTCTTCGGTGTTCCCGGAGCCGGCTGAGTAGGCGGTCAGGACATCGGTGAACTGGACGGCTGAGCAAAATGGAGTAGCCCTTGTTTTTTGGTCTTTCTATTGGTTGGGGTTGATGTTACGCAGCCGCGACCTGGTAGGAGGGGACGAAGCCGATTTCCACCATGCCCTGTTCCCACTGGGCGTGAATCACGCGGGCATAGACGGTTTCACCGCTGGCGGCGGCCTTCCATGCTCCGTTGGCCGTGATGGTGAGGGGCGTTCCGGCGTTGATCGTGCCCGGCGTGTCGGAAAGAGCCGCCTTGATCAGGCCGGCGTACATGCCGACGAGGGCGGCGACGCAGGTTCCCTGGTTGGGCTGCCCTTGCAGGACTACGCCGAGCAGCTGTGTCTGCGTAGGGATGGCGGACAACGGCGTCCCGATAAACTCGGGGATGTCCGGGTTGGCGGTCAGCGCCACGACGGTTCCTTCCTGTCCGCACAGGTCAACACCCTCCGGGGTGTTGAAATAGACGATGGCGCTTTTCTGGGTTACATTGAGTGATGGCATTGGTTTGTATCAGGTTGGGGTTATCGTTCGGAGGTTACAATGTAGCCTTCTTCGGTGGCTTTCTGGAAGGCGTCGTACCGCTTCATGCCGCCCTTCATTAATTCGTCGACGCGGTTCTGGAATCCGTCGATGGATTCCTTCTTGCGGAACGGATTGGGCGGCGCCTGGGTAGCGCGGCGGTTCAAGGACGTTCTTCCAGCTGGATTTCGGCGGCTTTCGTCAACAACGTCATGCGGCGGCTTTGACTTCGCGGACCGATTGAGAGCCTTGACAAAGGCGCCCAGTGCGGCCGGACTTTCCCGGAGAGAGTTTTTCAGCTCTTCCCGGCGTTCTTCCGTGAATTCCTTGCGCTCTTCCTCGTCCAGCTCGTTTTCATACGTGCTGACGGCGTCGTCCACTTCGGCGTTCACGTGGTCTTTCTCCCGCTTTTCCAGCGAGAGCAGTTCATCGAGGCGTCCGAGGATGTCCCTGCTCATGTCGTCGGTGCCGTCAAATTCGACATCCAGCTTGTCAAGCAGGGAATCAAACAGGGCCCGCTGGGCCTTGTCCATTTCCTTGGACGGATATTCTCTATCGTCGTTTTCCATATTGGTTTCTGGGTTGTTTTCCCCCTGTTCGGGGCTTTGTTGTTCGCCCCCGGTCTCCGTGGAGGCGGGGGAAGTCTGTCGGTTGACCAGAGGGCGCTTCCCCTTAATTCGGGGACGGTTGGTCAGGGCGAAGCCTGTCAGCTTGGCGGGACGGTAAATGCCGCCCTCGAACGTCATGCCCTCTCCGTATTCAGTGGAGGATTGCGTATATTCTTTGTCGGCCAGCATTTGCTGCCCGCGTGGCGTCCATTCGATGAAGCCGTACAACTCCAACGCGCCGGAAGGATCGCGGTAGGTGTCCAGCCGCTTGAGCCATCCGAGAGCGCGAGTGTCGCGTGAAAGGTCATGGCTCAAGTGGTCGCCGTCAATGAGCATGCCGGGCCCGTCAAAGGTGCGGGAGTTGAATTCATCCACCATGGACTTGATCGCCTGCTCGTCTATGCGGAGCACCGCAGGCCCCTCGCCGTAGTCGACCTCATGATCTCCGCTTTTCTCGACGTGGAACCAGCCGTTGGCGGGATTGGACAGGTCATTGATTTGTTTGGTACTGATCATCGCTAAATCCTTTCATGAGCCCGGTATAAATGAGCTGCTGCAGCTGCTCGTAAGCGTCGGCGGGGATGTATGTGCCTTCCGGTTCCCGGTTGACGGCAGCCGCTGCGGGATCGGCTGCCTTCGCGTCTTCGATGGACATGCCGATCTTTTCTTCGATTTCGGTTTTCTCGGGACGGACGCCTCCATCCGCAAGAGTGGCAATTTCCTCGGCCTTCTGCAGCGGCGTCTGAACGGTGTCAAAGGTGATTTGGAGGCGGGCCAGCGGTTCGCCGTCTCTCAGCACCAGCGGGCTGATGGAGGCGTTAAAAGCTTCCGCTACCTTGGAGCACACGGCGGAGACCACCGAGTTCCAGCTGTCCGTATGGGCAGACCCGGCCAGCGTGCCGGAGCCCGATTCATTCAGAACAGTCAAGGTTCCTGCCATCACAAACCGCACCTGATCCTTGTCGGCCATGTTGATGCGGGATAGGAAGTAGTTTTCGTTGATGGAGGATGCCTTGAGAGGTTCTGCTGTACAGCCGGGAGGCAGGACGACGGATGCGCCAGACTTGAGCTCTTCGCAGGCGCGCTCAAGTGCGTCCATAACAGCGGCGCTTGCCTCCTTGGGGGCTGTGATAATAGCCGGGGCGGAGCCGTAACGGTCCATGTGGTTGTCCCAGATCATCTTGGCGTGGTTGCGCTCAAAGGATGCGCGGGAAGCAGGGAACAGGATGGGGTAACGGTGCTCCATCACGACGAGAGTTTCGTCTTCCACACTTTCCCCGGTATCGACGCCGATATAACAGTGGGGGTTAAATTGCCACTCATTAAGTTCCCCGGGCCGCACCCAGTAACGCTGGGGAATGAATTCAAACCTCCGGCCCCAGGCGTCCTCAATATATTGGAGGTGGGCGTAGCCGTAGAACAGAGCGGAGGCCAGATGCCCGAAGGACTGCTGAAGTCCGTTGACGGAGTTGTAGAATTCTTCCAGGGCGTTTTTCTGCTGCTGGGCTTCCGGGCTGTCGTCCGCGGCGTCAATCTTCCAGCCCTGCATGGAAACGCTTTCAATCAACCGGGAGTAGAGCATGCCCAGAAGTCCGTCCGAGTAGATAACCTCGTCCCAGATGAGCATTTGCCGCGCAAAGGCGCCGCGTCTGGCTTCGTTGCGTGCATCGATAAGTGTTTGCAAGCCGGCGCCCTGAAGAGGGTCCCAGTATTCAAACCATTGAGGGCGGCCAGGAGTGCGGCTCCGGTCCGTCAAGGCTTGCCGGGCGAGGTCTGTTTCCAGCTCCTTGATTCTGGTCTCCTGTTGGGCGACCAGCTTCGGGGCGTTGAGGATATTTCGGACGGCGTTAAACCTGCGGCGGGAGGAAAAGAAAAGGTTGGTTGCAGGGGGAGGAGTTGGACCTCCGACATGAGGACAGGAACCTCATATGATACCGTTTCACTACCCTGCGATTGAATATAAATCAACACATATAGATATGTTGATATATTGTCAACCCTAATATCTGCCAATGGCGCGTTTTTGTGCCGGATGTCTGGCATACCAAGTCCCAAGCTCCCGGACAAGTCCGCTGTGCCGGCGCGCGTGCCAGGCCATGACGAGCGCGTCAGCACGGTCTGGAGAGCGGACGCCCCGCTTTGCCATGTCCTCCTTGCTCTCGATTTTGACGCGCCCAATCGCGTCCGTCTGGAGGCGGGGGGCGACCAGTTGCTCAACGGTATCCTCGTCGATGTCGAGAATGAGCTCTTTTTCTTCGATGGCTCGGGCTAGTGCCCTCCATGCTTGGGCGCGGAGGTTGACAAAGGCTTGTGTGTCATCTGCCGGGAAGCCTCCCCGGTAGGAGTGCACGGGGAAACCCTCAGCCCGGAAGTCGTCAATGATGGGAAGCCCCAGTCCGTCGCCGTCGGCAAAGATGCGGTCGGCAGAGATGCCGAGTTCGGCGGCCTTTCGGCGGAAACGTCCGCGCGCTCCTACAGTGTCTGGGTCGGCCCAGTGGTCGGCGATGAAAAAACGGTTGCCCTGTCCGGCCGCGAAGACATTCTCATCACCCCCGGCGGCGAAGTCAAAGCCGCCGCAGGTCTCCCCGGTGTCCAAAAAGGGAGGCGGGTTGTTGAGCAGCTCCATGATGGCGCGGCGGGAAATGACGGATTGCCCGTCAAGGTCCGTGAATTCGCCGAGGATGGCCGAGCGGTAGAAGGAGGACTGTTCGCCGTATTCTTTTTTCAGGCGTTCGGCCTTGCCTGGATCGTTGATTTCGATGTGCGGGCAATCCTCGTATTTAACGCGGATTTTGTAGTAGAGGGATGAATTTTTGTGGAAGCAGTCGTAAAAGGTTCCGGAATCGGCACCCGGCGACGAGGTGATGAACGCGTTGAAGAGCGTGCAGCGGGAAACAGCGGTGAAGATGGAGTCGGGAATGGTCTTGGCTTCGTCCAGGACGTAAAAGACGGGATCCACGTCGGGCGAGATTTTCGGATGCCACCCTTCTGCGCGTCCCGCGTTGTCGGTTGAGAATCCCACGGCAAATCCTCCTTCCGGCGTGCGGATTTCGGTTTTGTTGAATGTCCAGCCGTCAAAGAAAGGGTTATCCATATAGCGGCGAAGCGCGGGAAAGAGCTGTTTTTCTACCTGCATCCATGATGATGACGTGACTGGCACCTGACCCCGAGGAAAATAGGTAAGGAAACACAGGATTGCGGGCGCAATGGATAGGCTCGTCTTTCCCGATCCGTTCGGAGCAACCATGGCCACGCTTCGACCTCCCAGCCTCACCTTTCCAAGAAGCAATGCCTTGATGGCCTCGATTTGCCAGGGATAAGGATCGAGTCCGAGAATGTGACGGAGGAAGAAGCTGACGGGGAGATGGTTCCTGCTCGATTAAGGGTGGAGTTTGCCGGCAATGGTTTCCAGCGCGGTTTTCTCGTCTTCCCGGAGCTGGGCAAGCTGCTCGGGGTCCAGGGTGATTTTGCGTTCCAATGGAGCGCCGGGAACGCCCGCTACATCCTGCCGGACTCGGTCGCCGAATTTCTCGGGGGCAAAACGGGCGGCAACTTTCAGCCGCGTTTCAATGGCGAGCTTCTTGGCAGCGACGGAGGCGGATCCGCATTCGGGGTCGAGGGCAACCTGGGCAGCGGCATCTGACAAAGACTGACACTCGTCGAGCATGGCTTCTGACTGCGCTTCCCGCGCGCGTTGAATGAGTTTACAAAACTCTTCCCGTTCGTGCCTCCATCTCCAGACAGTTAAAACCTCCGGCATGTGATCGTCCGAGCAAATGGACTTCATCGTTTCCCCGTTGGCTAAACGGGAGGCTATCTCGTCGGCTAATGCCTCCGTATAGAGGCTGGGCCGTCCTATTTTCTTGTTGGCGGTAGGTGATTGCTTCTTTTTCCTGCAGGTCTACTCTAGAGGACAAGTAGCTAGCAAATCAAGCACTCTGTTTGTTCATTCCTTTCTGGGCCCATTGACAAATCTGACCCTCTCACATATACAGATTTTGTGAAAAAGTGTCCTATATGCGGCAAGGATGTTCCGCCGCGCTACGGAGCGCGGGAAAGCGTATACTGCTCCCGCGCTTGCCTCAAGGCACACTATGACGCCGCCTGGGAAACTATCACCTGCCCCGTGTGCGGAAAGGAATTCCGCGCTAAAAAACTCTTTCGGCGGAAACATTGCTCTTATCCTTGCGCGAATGCAGCCCAGAAGGGGCGGAAAATCACGTCAGAAGCCTTTCAGGAGGCTTGCAAGCATCGGGGAGTTCCCGGCCCCAGGAAGCACCCCAGAACAGGGAAATTTGAGACAAATTGCCATGCAAAGATATGGCTGCTGGAATCCCCGGATGGAGAGAAAGTCACGGCTCGGAATCTCAAACTCTACATGATAGACCGGTACGGCGAAGAAAAGGGGAAAAAGGTCTATAAGCTCCTGGTTTGTGCTGCACAACGCTTCCGCAAATGCGGACATGGCAGCGGCGCCGGATGGCGGGTACTTGCCGCCCCTGCCGTCCCGAAGGAATAAAAAAGGGCAGCCCCGAAGAACCGCCCTTTTTAAGGGAATGAGCGTTTCCGCTCGTGCTGATCTTGTGATCGTTTTAATCCACAGCCCCGGAGGGCTGACGTGTTCCTAGAAAGAACAAATTACTTCTCTCATATTCTGCGCCAGGCCGCAAGCAAAAACGGAATGACAACTTTTTTCACCTTTTTTCATTTTTTCTCTTGCGTTACTATAAATTTTATAGTAACTTAATTTTGTTGACGGGAGGTAAGGGACCGAACGAAGACATAATCCAAATAACAAAACTAGAAAGAACAAGACAATGAACGATAACAAAATCATCACCACGGAAGACGGAGAAGAAATCAACCTGACCGCTCTTGAACGTGAATTTGGCAGCTACAAGTTTGAAGGCAAGACCTACTATGCAGCGCGCCAGATGGAATACACCAACAGGGTTTTCCCTGGCTCCTATGCGGACAAATACGAAGACGGCAGCTATATGGAAGAATGGTCTGCTCCCGGCTATGATGCAGAAGGGAACAAGGTTGAAATCTTCATGGTCTTTGAACAAATGACGGGCGAAGAAATTGAAGGAGAAAACCTCAACTGGACGCAGGACGCTTCCCGCGTTGAAGCTCGCTAAATAACCTCTAGGGGCGGTTTTCGTCGCCCCTCCTTCCCCGCTATGACTACGAAAGAATTTGTGGAGTGGATTAAAATCACCTACGGGACAAAAACCTTAAAAGCTGCCATGATAAAAGCTGCCGACTTCCTCGGAGTTTCGGAGCATACGATCAAGGCCCGGATGAAAAAACACACGATTAGCGAAAATGTTGTTCAGGCCATGGCTCGCATCGTGAAAAATCCTCCCCCTGCCCATTACGTCTACTCCGGCTCTGCCGAATATGTGACTTCCACGTATATCCCTGTAAAATCTGAACGATATGAGGAATATAAGAAAAAAAGCAGTAAGGAAAGATGCAGGAGGCATGATTCCATCATGGCCTTTTTTGAAACGGTAAAAAACGCTCATGGGTGCAAATCCATGAAGGAGGCCGCTAGAATAAGCGCTTCGCTCTTGGAAGAAAATTTTAATACCGTCTATTACTGGGCAAAGGGCTTATCCACTCCTTCTCAAGAAATCATTGATCGGGCAGAGGAAATTCTTCTCGGCCTCCCCACAAATCAACCATCACGGAAAAGCATATTGGAAAACTTTTTGCAATGGGTAGCCCAAAAATACGAAAAGACTCGCCCAAGAGACATATACAATCAAGCATCGGATTTGCTCGGAGTCTCTCCCGCTACGGTTGCCAGATGGATCAGGGAAAACAGTATGCTGAAAAGCTCAACAGTAGAGCGCATGGAAAGTCTCATGGGCAGTAAAGGGCCCAATGACAATCTGAAAAAAACTCTCGACACCTCTGCACAAGCATTCATTGGATGGGTTCAATCCCGCTATCATCTCGTTAACAAAACATCCGCCGTCAAAAAGGCATCCCAGATTCTTCGCGTCTCGGATATCCTTGTTTGGAAATGGCTCGGTGGAAAATCAGACACCACCGCTTCCATGCTTTTGCTTATGGAGATGATTATGCGACATGGACTTCCCGATGAATAGCCCTATACGAGATTCCAGGGGGTATACGAGATTCCAGGGCTATTCCTGGAGGTTGTAGTTGATCTCTCTGTACGATTGC